CGTCAGTGTTAATAGTGGTGTTATCACTTCAACTTCTGGTATTGTTACTTACTATGGTGACGGTCAATATCTAACAGGAATTACTGCAGGTGTTGGTCTTAGAACTGAAGGAGCAGTTATTGGATACGGTGCTACATTCCTTGACTTCAGAGGAGCAGGTGTCTCTACAATTACTGCCCCAGTTGCTGGTATTGCTACCATCAACATCACTGGTGGTGGTGGAGGTAGTGGTTCTATTAGTATTAGTACAGTAGCACCATCTGGTCCTTCTGCTGGAGACTTGTGGTATAGTCCAGACCGTGCTAGAACATTCATCTATTATGATGAAAGTGCAGTTGGATATGGAACAGGAGCACAATGGATTGATGCATCACCATTTAATGTTGGTGTCTTATCAGAAACTTCACTGACTGTTAATGCTCTTGATATTACTGGTAATGTAAATTCAACTGGTATTATTACCGCATCGTCATTTGTTGGTGATATAACAGGAGACGTAACTGGTAATGTAACAGGTAATGTAACTGGAAATGTTACTGGAACAGCAACCACAGCAACAAACGCAACTTCTTTAGAAACTGCAAGAAATATAAACGGAACTGCATTTGATGGTACTGCAAACATCACTGTAGAACCTTATGTTGAGGATGATGAGTCTGCAACAACATCTAAGTATCTTACTTTTGTTGATAGTTCGACTGCTGCATTCCAAAGACTCAATGAAGACAGTGGTCTGAGTTATATTCCCTCATTAGGTGCTCTTACTGTTGGTTCAGTTAGAAGTTATGAGAGTCTTGTTGGAACCGCAAGTTCTACTAGAATTGATTATACTGTTACTGTAGCAACTAAGACAGCAAATCACAGATATATCGGTCAGGGTTCATCTAGTGCATATGTTCTCGATGATATTGAATCACCATTTATTACACTATTGCCTGGTAAGACTTATCGTTTCGACCAAGCAGATGGTACTAACAGTGGTCACCCATTACGTTTCTATCTTGAAGCAGATAAAACAACTGCATATACAACTAATGTAACCACAAACGGCAGTCCTGGTTCTTCTGGTGCTTACACAGAAATCTTAGTAACTGCTAGCACACCACAGGTTCTCTATTATCAGTGCTCCAGTCACGGATATATGGGCAATGCTGCTCAAACAAATTCAAATATTGCAGGTGGATTTTCTGTTGCAGATGAGTCAAGCGATACCTCATGTAATGTTCTCTTTACAACTGATGCAACTGGTCCAGCACTTTCTGCAAAGTCTGGAACTAATCTTACCTTCAACTCCTCATCTGGTGCATTAACCGCCACATCTTTTGTTGGTGATGTTACTGGTGATATAACTGGTAATGTAACTGGTGATGTTACTGGTGATGTTACTGGAACCGCATCAAATGCATCAGGCGCAACGGGTGATTTCTCTATTGCAGACAAGATAGTCCATACTGGTGATACAAATACTGCTATTAGATTCCCTGCTGCTGATACATTTACAGTAGAAACTGGTGGTAGTGAGAGACTTCGTATAACTTCTGCCGGTTTAGTCGGTATCGGAACTGATACTCCAGAGAGTGCATTACACGTCACAGGAACTATTCCTAACGCCCCAACAAAACAAGGTGTTCATATTGGAGCACACAGTGGTTATGGCATAATGCAATTTACTGCTGCCACTGGAGGAATTATTGATTTTGGTGAATCAAGTGTTGATTCTGCCGGTAGAATTATCTACACGCATTCAGATGACACTCTGAAACTTCAAACTGCAAACTCAGAAGCACTTCGTATAACTTCTGCTGGTAATGTTTCTATTCAAAATGACAGTGGTAAGTTCACTGCTGGTGCTAGTGATGACCTACAGATTTATCACGATGGATCTAATAGCTACGTCTTCAATGAAAATTCAGGCGACATCATCATTAGAAATACTGTAAATGATGAAGACATTATTCTTCAGACTGATGATGGATCTGGTGGGGTAGCAACTTACATTTTATGTGATGGCGACCAAGAAACTGTCCGTCTTTATTATCAGGGTAACCAAAAACTTAACACCAAATCAGACGGCGTAGACATCACTGGCGAGTTGCAATGCGACAGTCTGGATGTTGATGGTGATGGTGATATTTCGGGAACACTTACTGTAGGTGGTCTTTCTGGTGATATATTCTCTACAGTTACAGTGACCTCATCTAATAAAACAATAATAAATAGAGAATATTGCACTGTTACTGCGTCAGGTAGGACTATTACATTACCGTCTTCACCGTCTGCAGGAAATCAAGTTGTAATTAGTGTTGGTGCATTTACGGACACTGTTATTGGTAGAAATGGCTCAAATATTATGGGTCTTGCTGAAGATATGACAGTTAATGTATTGAATGCAACAGTGGATTTAGTTTATGTAGATGCAACTAGAGGTTGGAGGATTTCCTAAATGTCAAACGTTACTCAATTTTTTCCAGGTGGTGGAGGAAGTAGTTCCACTACATTTAACAGAAGACAAATTTATTTTGGACCAACATCAGCAACTTTTACTGCTGCTACTGCTGGTGCAGTAGAGGTTAATGTCTGGGGTGGCGGAGGAAACGGCGGGACTGGGCAAGCAACTGGTGGTGGTGGCGGCGGCGGATATGTTCGTTACGTTTATGATCTATCTGCTGGCGATTCGTTAAGTATCACCGTTGGAGGACAAGGTGGAACTTCTAGTGTAACTTGCCCATCTCAATCTCCAACACAACCAATTAGTGCTACTGGAGGTGGTACTGGTGGAACACCAGGTCCTTACCCAAGTTATCCAGCTGCCGCTGGTGGAACTGGAGGTGATGGAACAGGAAGTGTTCCTGCAGCAAGAGGTGGTCTTCTATTTACTGCTTCAGGTGGAGCAGGTTCTATAGGTAAAATGAATAATAGTAGTGATATCTATGGAGGTGGCGGTGGTTCCGCTGGTAGTGAGTATGGTGATGGCGTATCAAATGTTGCGGATCCAAATATGGGTCCTTCACCACTTATGAATTTCGGTGTTGCAAGTGGCGGTGCTGGACTTGGTGGAGTAGGTGGCGGTGAACTTGTCAGATCTTTTGACCCAAACTTTCCCACACCACCTAATCCAGGTGGTTATTATTACAGAACAAGCACATCGGGACCTGGAAATTATCAAACTAATCTTGGTGCACCTACTACAGCAGACTTCAATTCTTGGTTCTTCTCATATGAACAAGAAGGTGGACCAGGTGGATTACCTGCTCTATATCATCCTAACTCTCCTCAGGATACCGTTATATCACCAGGAATAGATGGTGGATTATTTGCTGGCGGTGCAGGAGGATCTAGACTTGGACCAAGTGGTGGTTACAACACTGCCCTAACTCAAGGAACTAATGGTGGGTATGCTGGAGGTGGAGGAGGTTCTGGACAACCTACGCCAACTTATCCAGCTTCTCATGGTATCGGTGGTGCTGGTATCGTAATTGTTTATTTTACAGTTTAATAGGGGAGGATTTTTAAATGTCAAATATTACTGTAATTCCTAGTGGTGGCGGCGGCGGAACCACTTTTAATAAAAGAGAAGTTTATGTAGGTCCAGCTAGTACAACTTTTACCGCTGCATCTGACGGTCTAGTAGAAGTTAACTGCTGGGGTGGTGGAGGAAATGGCGGAGAAGGTAGTGGATGCGGTGGTGGTGGAGGTGGTGGATATGTCCGCTATGTCTATGATTTGTCTGCTGGAGATTCGTTGAGTATTACTGTCGGAGGACAAGGTGGAACTTCTAGCGTAACTTGTCCATCACAATCTCCAACATCACCAATTAGTGCTACTGGTGGCAGTGATGGTTCTGCTACTTCTCCTAGTCCATCTCCTACAAACAGTGTGACTCCCGGTGGTGCAGGTGGATCTGGATCAGGAACTGTTCCTTCACCAAGGGCTGGATTATTGTGGACAGCAGATGGTGGTCAAGGATCACCAGGAAATTTTGCACCCGCATATGGAAGCTATTATGGTGGTGGAGGAGGTTGTGCTGGTAGTGAGTTTGGAGATGGTGTAGATAACACTAATCCCCCTACAGGTCCAACTACCTATAATAATGTTCTGCTTGGTGGTGCAGGTGTTGGTGGTAAAGCAGAACAGACTGGATCACCTCAACCTCAGGTATATACTGAAAATAATCCAATTTCGCCCGACAGCGCACCACCAGCATATCCACCATCGTCGCCATATCTAGAAACAGATTATACTTATTATGGAAAAGGTGGACCTGGAAGTACAGTCCTTGGTGCACCTCCTGCAGGAGTAACGTGGAGTCCTTGGTTTTATTCTTATGAACAAATAGGTGGATCAGGTGGTAATGGAATTCAACAATATACTCCTGGTCCATCACCAACCACTTACAATCATCGTCCAGCAGTGGCATCCGGTTCAATAGGAGGATTTATGGCAGGTGGAGCAGGTGGGCATAGACCCGGTCCTGGTACTCAATTTTATAATAAACCCATGAATAAAGGATATCCCGGTGGAATTGCTGGTGGCGGTGGTGGTATGGGACAAATCACCCCAAGCAACCCAGGTCCAACAAGTTTTGGATCAGGTGGAGTAGGACTTGTAATCATCTATTATACAATTTAAGGAGTTAAGTAAAATGGCAAAATGGTGTAGGATTTCAGCATTGGGTATTGTTGATGAAGTAATCGACTATGATCCAGCAGGCGTTATAAATGAAAACTTCGTTGGTTTATTTACTTCCTGTCCTGATTATGTTCAGACTGGATATGTATTTTTAACTGAGTTTGACTCATATGGACCCCCAAAACCACATAATGGATGGGTCTATGATGAAACAAACAGAGTCTGGAATCCACCAACTTCAAATCCAGACCCAGAAGATGGTAATAATTACTGGGATGATGAAACAGAAGCGTGGGCAGTATATTCTGAATAATAAACTTTAGGGGGAATGCATGTTCCCCCTTTTTGACGTATCCATATTCGTGATATATAATGATAGTGAATTGACAAGATTAGCATGGCATTTCAGTCTATTTGGTATTATACTAATTTACCAAATGATATTATCGATATAATCGAAAAAGACCTAACAGAACATTATGATAATCAACTTGAAGATTCTAGAGTTGGTGAAGGTGATTACGGCACAGTAAATAAAGAAAAAAGAAATGCAAAAAATACGTGGGTCCCAACAACACATTGGATTGGCGGATTCATCTGGCATTATGTTCAACGAGCAAATAGGGAAAATTTTCTCTATGATTTGAGTAATATTGACGGAGAATCTCTTCAATACACTGTATATAATGAGGGAATGTATTATGGATGGCATAATGATTCTGGACTTGCAAGTCATTACAAACCAGTGTCAACAGGAAATCGTGGTAACGGAGGAGAATCTGCTACAGACTTTATCAACAAAAATTGTGAGACGGTAAGAAAACTTTCTTTTAGTGTACTTCTCTCAGACCCCAATACTTATGAAGGAGGGAACTTACAATTTCTAGATGAAGCAGGTAAGTCATATATTGCTCCTAGACAAAGAGGTGCGATTATTCTCTTTGATTCCCGTACACAACACAGAGTTCAAAAAGTTACAAAAGGAACTCGAAAGAGTATTGTTGGTTGGACTGTTGGACCCCGTTGGAAGTGAGGTAGATTATGGCAGAAAAAATGACACAAGAGCAACTTGATTTTCAAGAAAGACTCAATGCGTGTACATCCCCAACAAATAATGAAGAGTTTGATAAGAATGGTTATTTGTTTCTGAAAAACTTATGGGATTCAAAAGATCTTTACTGTGAACCACCAGAAGTTAAAGGTCAATATAATTATTATGGAAGTCTTGAGAAAGTTAGACATGTTCCATTAGAAGCTCAGGTAGAAGGTTCAACCTCAAGGTATTATTACCCTCCATATAAGTTTGCACATTCTCAAGTTCGTTTAAAACTTGAGAAAATTATCGGCAAAAAACTGTATAATACCTATTATTATGATAGGTTTTATAATCCAGGACAAGCATTAACTATTCATGCAGATCGCCCTGCTTGTGAAATTTCTGTCACTATTCATATTAGTAGTAATGTAAGCAATCCGTGGCCTATTTGGATTAAAACTCCAGATACATACGATAATCCAATAGAGAAAAGAGAAATTATTAAAAAAGGTGAGAACCGTTCAGTAATTCTTCAACCTGGTGATGGAATGATATATAAAGGTTGTGAAAGACCTCACTGGAGAGAACCACTACCAAGAGAATATAAAAGAACCTGGTATGGTAAAACATCTGAAGTAGAAGGATTATACTATCACCAAGTATTTTTCCATTATGTTCTTGCTGATGGACTAAGAGCAAATCACGCAGGAGACAGATAAAAAACCGTCCACCCCGACCCCGCAGAGACCCTGTGGGGTTTTATAGTATGTGGACACAACAGAGGAGGGATGACCACCACACATAAACTAATCTTTATTGCTTCGTTCTTCTGGATGATGAACTGGGGCACTCGTGTAACTGCTGCTGCTATCAATGCTCTATCTTGAAACCCGTGGATATGGATATAGTCAGAGGCGATGTGAAGATGTAGTTTTTTGGTTCGTCAAAAAGTATCTTCCACGTCATAAATTAGACATCACAGTGAACCATCGTGGACTTCTTCGTGAAGGTGCCCATGGGTTTTGTACTGTGATGGATTGTGACTATCGTCCTAGAGAGTTTGAGATTGAGATGCATAACCGTCTCGATGTTGATAGGTATTGTACTATCCTTCTACACGAACTGTGGCACGTTTATCAACACGTCAAGGGGTATCTTAAGGATAAGGGAGAGAAACGCTATTGGAGGGGCATAGACCACTCTTATACGGAGTATTCTGACCAACCATGGGAACAAGAAGCAAGAGAGATGGAAATAAAACTCTATCATTCGTATCTTGGTCTTGGTCCTGGTTCTTTTGGTTCTGGAACTGCATTCCCTAACCGCTTGACAGGTTCATAAAAGTCCTGTAGACTACCTTTGTCTGGGTTGATAGACAAGCTTTAAGTACATTAAGACATCATGATTACCAAGACTAAAACTGAATTCATTTGTGTAAAACCAAAGAGTAAGAAAGCAAAGAATCGCTTTGCTAATCTTATGAATAATCTTCACTCTTGTCGTGTTGAAAAGCGTGAGCATGGTAAAATGTTCCTTGCTTCTATCAGTGGAAACTACTTCTTCTGGATGAGTGAGTGTAATGATGACCATTGGGACATCGTTAAATAATAACAAAATTGTAAACTGAGGTTTTAATTAAATGCATGATCAGAACACTATTCTAGACAATGAAACCAAACAAGAGAAATGGAATCGTGGTCTAGACTTGTTTGTTGAAAGTGTACTGAAACCAGATCCACAACTGCGTCAGTGTGCACATAATCAACTTTGTTATCATGAGTTGATGGATGTTCGTGATGATGTGTTAGACTATTTGAAAACTAAACGATGGAACTGATGAAAAGTTATTCTGAACAACGTAAAGACCGTTTGAGTGAAGCAGTATTTGATTATTTGTCTGATGAAGATACAACACCAGATGAATTGTTGACTGACTTTATCAAAGAAGTCAAAGATACATTTGATTATTATGATAAGTATGCAACCAAATGTAAAAAAGTTCTAGATACATTACGTAGCACTAACATCCAAGAAACCACTGATGCTAAGGATTGGGAAGACTTCTGGAGTTCTTTTAAATCTGAAGAAAGTTTTAAGAAAACAGGGTTTGACGGATTAACGTGTTATGATACTAAAACAAATTAAAGAGAGGACCAATGACACTTCCTTCCGAGGGTAAAAAACTCGATGATAATGAAATCAACAGCATTGAAAATGCAGTAAAAGAAGCAGGTATTCAACAAATTCATCCAGATAAAATGGAAGCATTTGCTGAACATCTAGTTGATAGACTTAAAGGATGTGGAAAACATTGGCGAACTGGTGGACCTCTTGAAGAATGAAATAAACCCTCTTGACTTTGATAGTTAAGGGGGTTATTCTTTTGGAATAAAAATTACTCACCTTGAAAGTGTCTCAGAGACACAGGCAACACATTATGATTACGCTTCGACCACATCAAGAACGCATCCTTGACCGTATGCTTGCATACAACAAAGGTCAGATGATTGTGCCCACTGGTGGCGGCAAGACTTTGACCATGATTATGGACACTCAACGTCGTCATGATGTTATCAACAACGGCACTACTACAGTTGTTGTTGCTCCGCGTATTCTTCTTGCCGAGCAACTGTGTTCTGAGTTTCTGGAGGTTATTGATACTGCTAACACTCACATTCTGCACGTTCACAGTGGAGAAACGTCACACTTCTCTACAACCAAGGCAGAAAAAGTCAATCTGTTTGTAAATACTGCTAGAACTGCTGGTGAAAATGTAGTCATTTTTACCACATATCACTCTCTCCATCGTGTGCAGGAGGCAGACATTGAGGTCAATACGATCTATTTTGACGAGGCACATAACTCTGTGCAGAGAAACTTTTTCCCTGCTACGGAATACTTTGCTGCTGATTCTGATCGTTGCTATTTCTACACTGCTACCCCTAAGCATTCTCTTACTGTATCTAAACCAGGTATGAATGACCCTGAGGTTTATGGTCAGGTTCTGGTGAATGTTCCTGCTCCTGAGTTGGTTGATGGTGGATACATTCTGCCCCCTAAAGTTGTAGTCAAGCAACTGCCTATGATTCAAGGTCGCAAGGTGATGTATGCTGATGATTCTGATAACCTGTTGGAAACTATTGACGACAACGACATCAGCAAGACTCTGATTTGTGCTCGCACCACAAAGCAGATTATCAACCTTATTTCACAGTCTGATTTCTGTGCTGAACTTGCACAACGTGGTTATTCTTGGATGACTATCACCTCTAAGACTGGTGCAATCATCGACGGTCAGAAGGTCAACCGTGAGAAGTTCTTCGAGACTTTGAATGCCTGGGGCAAGGATTCTACTAAAAAGTTTGTAGTTATCCACCACAGTATTCTGTCCGAAGGTATCAACGTCAGTGGTCTTGAGGCAGTCATCTTTATGCGCAACATGGACTACATTGGTATCAGTCAGTCGATTGGTCGAGTTATCCGTCTGGGTGGTAAAGAGAAGACCTTTGGTCTTGTCTGCGTCCCTACTTATGATAAGGTGGGTATCACTACTGCTCGCAAAGTGCAGGCAGTTGTTGATACTGTGTTTCACCAAGGTCAACCTGCAATTTCTGAAATCCGCCGATGAACTTTCAAGAAGCAACAGAACGATATAGAAAAGCACATGAATTGATGCTTGCTAAAAAGAGAATGATTGCTAACCTTCCACCACCAGGTAGTGCAATGTATAGGTATTTTCTTGACCCTAAAGAGAACCCCAAACCATATTCTGAACAAGTAAAACGCATTGAAAATATGACTTATGAGGAGGTATTTGGGTGAAAATTACTCAAACAAAGTCTACTATTCTAGACGCAAAACCTGTAGAGGAAGGGTTTATCGTTGGAAAACATGATGACCCTATGATGTATGCCGCGATACCTGTCGGCACAAGTGATACACAACTAGCAGTAGTTCATCAAGCAAATGTTCTCAAAGTCTGTCGCAATCGTCAATCTGCAATTAACTTTATAGATAGACATCGGAAGAAGAAATCAGTTGCCCGACTGCCGCTATGAAAAAACTAGAGTGTGAACAAACAAGGTTAATCCTTGCTCTGCATCAAGTAGATAACTTAACCAAACTACTTGAAGATAATGAATACAATTCTTTTTTGTATTCACATCTTATCTCTGTAAAATGTGAGTTAGAAAGGCAACTTTGTAACTTGACTAACACACCCTATTATCCTAAAATCAAGGAGTAATTTACACAAACTGATGACCAAGTATCTTTACGTTGTTGAGCACTTTGTCCCGTTTCCGCAGTCTGAATATGGTGGGGTGTGGAATGTAGTAGCAGAAAATGATGATGAATGTTTTGACTTGATTGCAACCAGTGATAATGATTTCAACCATCCACATTACAATCGATTGCGTGAGAACATTATGAAAGCACCAACTTATGCTCTAGCAGAAGATATTGATTCCTGTATTGTTGAAGAGTTTACCACCTGATGATTGAACTTCCCAATGATTTCCCCCATCAACCCCCTCAAGGATACTCCTATGAAGTTGAAGATTACAAAAGGAATGTTGTTTCTATCTGGTTACGGGATCATCGTGAGTATTCTTACACTAATGATGATGTTAGGACTATTTGGGGATTCTACAACTCCAAAAAAGGATGTTACTATGCACCAATCAACCACAAAAAGTGTGGAGATGTAGTTGATATTGAAGATACTAGAGACTACACAGCAATGCAACTTAATCTAAACCCACTAGAGGCAGCATTTCTATGACATATACGCCAAAGGTTAATGACTATGTAAAATGGACAGATTCCCTTGGCAGAGTAACCGAGGGATGGGTATATTTCCTTTGTAAGGACTACTTTACTATTGAGATTGGTGTAAAAGATAAACCTGATAATCTAGTGGGTATTCATAAAAAGACTCACACTCTTGTTTTATGTCAGCATTGGTATTGGGATGAAGTAGAATATATTAAGACAAGAGAGAGTTCTCATTGTTCTGAATATAAGTCGCAAGAGTATCGGGATTCTGATTTATATGGATGAACAGCATAAGAATGGTTTTCCTTGGAGGTTAGAGAATGGTAACACTGTATGCCATTTTCAATGTAAAGAACACTTGCAAAAATACCTTGATAGGTATAAACTAAAAGCACGACAATGCAACATCAGTAATAAAGATGGAGAACCCTTTGAACCCCGTAAAAAACACAAGAGAGACGTGGAATCGTCAACTAGAAAGAGTAGTAACCGAGGTGCAAGTTCAGGTAAAAGACGAACCACCCGCATGGATTCCACTGGAAACACTACTCGCACTCCAAGAAAAAAGAAGTAATTAAAGTTACTCACCTCCAAAGTGTATCGGTAGTGTAACCACACACGCAACACACAATGGCGACACGCGGCAGAATTGGCTATGAACTTTCTGATGGTAGTATTCTTTCTGCTTATCATCACTGGGACAGCTATCCTGAGTGGTTGGGTAAAACACTCATGGCACAATACAATACGAAGGAGAAAGTAGCAGACCTGATTGACGGTGGCGATATGTCTGCCTGCTGGGCAGATGAGATCTGGGGCAAGAAACTTCCTCAGGGTGAATATGCTCCCGAGTATTATTCTGCTCGCGGTGAAGATTGCCCTCCTCGTTATGATAAAACTCGCGAACAGTTTCTCTCTGATGGTGAAGAGTATTCTTACATTTTTACCAGCGCAGGTTGGGTATGTTATGATATGAACGAGTTCAACGATAAGGAACCTGAACTGACTGAAATTCCTGCCTGATTATTACTCACCTCCAAACTGTTTTATTATTGTAAGCACAACACTTATGGACTGGTTCGACGACAATCAAGTTGAAGAAATGGAAAACTTCGACTTTGTTTCCGAGGATATTGAAGACCTTGTTCAAGAACAAAAGAACTTCAATATGAAGGAATATCTTAACGGCAACATCGACTACTGAAACCACAACCACACAAAACAATGACTGAAACTGTAAACGTCCTGCCCCACCTTAAGGAACTCCGCGAGACCTGGAGGCGTCAAGATTTCCGCTACACTAAAGACCAACAGCAGCAATATGATATGCTAGTTGAGGCACGTCGTGAGCGTGTAAAGTATTTTTATGAAGCGGGTCTAGTTGCTAAACCTGGCGAGCGACTCAATAGGGAAGAAGAGCAACAGGAAGAGCAGGACGATTGAATATCTGGCACCCTGGTGTCCCCATAGGGGCACTGGGGTGTTAGTATAATAAATAACAGGAGACAAACACTACTCCCGATGAAAACCTTCTCTCAATTTATCACTGAAGTCTACGATAAGGACGTGATGGGTTCATCCCAGATTAAAAAGTCTGGTGAGGGTGGTAGAGTTGGTGCAGATAGAAGAAAGAGTGATCCCGAACGTCGCAGAATGAAAGCGGTTGGCGGCGGTAAAATGGAACCCGTAAAGTATAAAGATAGAAAAGATATTGGTCAACAGAAACAAGCAAGCACCCGTCAACAGCAACCTGAAAAGGAGCGTGGCAGTAAAGAAGTAGCAAAAACATATGCTGATAAAATAAAAGAAAGAAGAAGAGCAGAGGCAAAAGCTAGAGCAGCAGCAAAAGCATCTGGTGGTAACACTAAAGCAGCATCAACATCAGCAAAAACATCATCTAGAGAAGCAGAAAAAGCAGCAACCAAACTGTTATCAACTAAAAAGAAAGAAGAGAAGAAAAAAGAATCAAAACCACGCCGTGAGTGGAAAACTGCTGATGGTGGTGGAATGACTAGAAAAGAAAGAGATGCCGCTAGAAATAGAGAAAAAGGTGCTGCATTGAAAGCACGCAAAGCAGAACTGATTAAGGACTTTACTGAGAAGAATGGTCGCGCTCCTAAAGGTGCAGAACGCACAAAACTTATCGGTTTAGCACACAAATCTGTAAAAGCAGGCGTTTGATTGTTACTCACCTCTAAAGTGTTCTAGTATTAGAATACGACTTTATTGTGACTCCTGAACAAAAGTTTCAAGAACTGTTTGAGCAAATGTATCAACTCTGCAATGAACAGGGTTGGGGAGATCCTTTTTCATATGCTCGTTCCCGTGAGATTCATATGGCGGGAGTGTTAGGACATCGTATCGCTGAAGATTACAGTGGTGCTGATGCTTTCGATGAAGATGGTGGTGCAGAATATAAATCTACTATTGCAAATTCTATCAACGCAACATATAATGGAATTAGCGTTCAAGACACTTGGGAAGAACAAGAACGCTATTTGATAGAAGATAAGATTGGTAAGTATAAGAATCACTATTATGCACGATATGAAGATGGTAAGATTGTAGAAGTGTGGAGACTTAATTGTGATGATGTGTTGAACATTATTCTTCCCAAAGCGAAAAAACAATATCCTGCGAAGAAGAATGGTAACGCTAAAGATCCCCGTATCGGTGTTACAATCTCTAAGAAAGACATTTATGCTGTTGGCACTTGTATTCTAGGTTGAGTAAAAATTATTATGACAATGAACGGACTGATGGAAGTAATCACTGATCAGGTGGATCCTTTTTATGAGAGACCAATTGAAAACAGTGAAAAGAAAAAAAGAATTTATATATTTCAATTCCCTCTTCAAATGAGAGCAGCAGAGGCGGGATGGATACCATATTGTTTTTATGTTGGAGAAACAGATGTTAGTCGCGGTTGGAAAGTAGAAGGTAAGTTTCTTGTTCGTTGGGCAGATGGTGACTATTCTAAAATGCCAGAAAGACCTATACTTTTAGGATATATTGATTGTCACGAAGATATTACAGACCACGATATTCGTTTGAAGATGAGAAAATATCAGTGGTATAAGAACCCTGAAGGTTCTCCAGAGATGATTATTCATCCAACACTTAAAGATTGGGATATTGGAGTCAGACAAGTTCTTGACGAAGTTGAGAAACTTGATAAGTATTATACTGAATTTGAGAAAAAGTTTGGATATACTCCTTCAACACAGCGTAAGAAATCCAAGAAGAAAGAAGAGGATATGTATAGAGTTCCTCCTTTGGATCTTATTAGCGATATGTGTAAAAAGTTGAAAGATTTGCCTAAAGATGCTAAAATGTATGTTCCTAGAGATGCTCACGGGCATTTTTGTGACTATTTGTTGTCTATGGGGTTTGAGAATCTTTATACTGAGGAAGAGTATAAGTATTTCCCAAAAAACTTCAAAGCAGCATTTGCTGGTCTTGAAAAAGTAAATCTTGTTCCTGAGGATAAACTAAAAGATATGTACTTCGATGCTACTATTGGCAATCCGCCATATATTAAATCAACACATCTTGAATTTCTTCTCACTGCTCTGGAGAAATCTGATAACGTTGTTTTAGTTCATCCTGCTGGTTGGATGTTTAGATCTGACCGTAAGATAGAGCAAGATGTTCGTAAAGCACTCAAGAATCGTGTTTCTAAGTTAGAATTATTCAACGGTAATTCTAAGTTTCCTGGAGCACGATTTGGTTGTCCACTTGTTGTAACTACTGCAAGAAAAAACCATACTGACAAAATTGAACTTGTGTATGGAACCACAGGCAACTCATATTATTTGGATTCCCTTGATGATATTCCTAGTGGATTTTGGGAACCATCATCTATTCATCTTGAGACTGTAAGTAAGTTCAAAAAACTTACCGAACGGTATTCAATTTATGATCTGATGCGTAAATATAGTGGAAGCGGTTATGCTGTATCAACACCGCGAGTATGTGGGCACGCTAACTTTGTATCCACTCCTAGAGTTTGTGGCAATCAAACTAACAAAGCAGAAGACTTTGTTTCATACGACTTCTATACTTTCTTCTATCGCAATAGTGATATTCTCACTCTTGATAAAAAGAATAAACTATTTCAGGTTTCCAGTAAAGAGGAACGTGATAGTTTGATCTCTTATCTTAAAACGAAAGTAGCACGATTTGGTCTGTCTATTTGTAAAGTATCTCAGGATGCACACATCGAAAGGTATTTGAATAATGTACCTTTACCACCTCTTGATAGAGAGTGGACAGAAGAAAGTGTTATGGATTATTATGATTTTACTGAAGAACAACGCAATCTAATTAACACCTTTATTCACGATTATTATAATGTTTGAACGTAAGAACTCTGCAAACAAGAACGACGCTAATAAAGAGTTTGGGTCTGATATTGAACGTTCAGATGAACGAATTGATGAGACTGGTGAAGTATTCACACCTATGGAATTTTGTTTCCATATGATCTCAGAAATCCCTGAATCTACTCTCAAGGATAAGAACTCCACTTTTCTTGATAATTCGGCAGGGTCAGGGAACTTTCTACTAGCACTACAGACAGAATTATTGAAATATCATGAGTTGTCACATATCAACAATAATATGTTGTATGCAGTAGAACTTATGGAGGATAATCACGCAGAGATGTGTAAGAAACTTGGTGTTTCAGTTAATCATCCTCACTATGTCTGTGCTGATGCACTCAAATATGATTATTCTTTCGGTGAACCTGTAGGAGTGGAATCCTTCTTCAATTAAAGTTACTCACCTTTAAACTGTCCTTATAGTATAACCTCACCAGACCCCTCTATAATCGCCTCTAACACTATGGAAAAGGTTTCTGTTTACTCTGATACCCTCGTGAATATAATTCAGCAGTTGGAAGAAGCAATTGAAGTAAATTACCTTGCTCCAGACAATCCAGAGCAGGGTTATCCTTATGCCGCTGGATACTCTCGGGCAGCAATGCAAGGTGTTGTTGAGGTTTTGCGTCCTTATTTGGAGCAATAAAAGTTACTCACCTCCAAACTGTTTTATTGTTATGAAGAACACTCACATCGAACACCCTGAAGACTCCATCCTGACTGGAGATCTTTCGGTTCTTGATTGGTTTGCAGAACCCGATAGTTACATCAGCACCAAGATTGATGGTGCTCCTGCTATTGTTTGGGGCACAGATCCTGCGACAGGTACATTTTTTGTTGGCACTAAATCTGTCTTCAACAAGGTAAAGATTCGCATTGCTCACAACCATGAAGAAATTGATTCGCTCTATCAGGGTAAGGTTGCGCGTATTTTGCACGCTTGTTTTGATTGCCTACCTCGCACAGATTGTATCTTTCAAGGTGATTTTATTGGTTATGGTGGGAGTCTTACTTATCGTCCCAACACGATTACTTACCTCTTTCCTGAAATAATTGCAGAGGATATTATCATCGCACCCCACACAATCTATGTGGCAGATGATGATCTCCGCAATGCAGTTGCGTCTCCGATGATACTCTGCCCTAAGAGCACTAAGCAATGTTTGTTCATCAAACCTGAGGTTTCATTGAATCCTTATCGTGAAGATTTGGAGGACATTTGTAAGTATGCCAAACAGATGGCAACACTATGTCACTCTTCGTTTTTGGATGACAAAACTGCTACAAAAGTCAAAAAACACATCAATGACTGCATCCGCAATGAGAATGCCATTGATGAGGATGAAATTGCAGAAAAATTTGATATTGACATCAACGTGATCCGATTGTGGAAGTTGGTTGCAACTATCAAGGATGATTTGTTCTGCTTCATTGAAGAACGTGACGACATTCAGTGTATGATTGGCAACATGGTTACATTGCATGAGGGTTATGTCATCACCAACAAATATGGTATGTTTAAAGTTGTTGACCGTCAAGAGTTCAGTCGTGCAAACTTTATTATGGAGAAAACTTGGTGAGATAAAAGTTACTCACCTTCAAAGTGTTATACTATTGTAGTCACTTGATTTCATTATGAACTTTCCAACTGAATTGACTGAAGCAGTTGAATATCTCTCAGGTCTAGTTACTATCAACGAAGACCATGAAGATGGTCGTGTTAATAGTATTGCAGATGAGGAGACAGTTATTCAACTCCTGGAAGAAAAGTATGGAGATGCTGTAGAACGACCCAAGGCACGGGAGTTCTTTGATGTTAGATTGTTTGGGCATCCTATCCAGATTAAATCATCATCTTACAGCAAAGGTGCATCAGATAACTTTTCCTCTAAAGCAGCAATTCTATATGCTTTGACTACACTGAATGAGAAAGAAATTCAGAAGGTGAGAGGATGGGAACCATTTGAATCTTCCCTCTTGCAGTATGCTAACGAGGACAATAACAGGGATTATTACATCATCTCTGTCAATAAGGATGACAGCACTGTGCATCTCTCTTCTCTCAAGTCTCTCAAAAAATTGACTCCTAATGGCAACAATCTGCCATTTCAGATTCAATGGAAGAGCAACGTTGAGACCGTTGAGCGTAACTTTGATGAGGCATATTCCTTCATCGTTGGTGCATACAAAGAGAGTGTAAAACGCAAGATTTCTGTTCATTCTCTCCACGATGTGCTATAATTAAACACAACTACCTTGCAATATGACTGCTAATCTATTACTTGGAGACTGTTTATCCTTGATGAATGACATTGAGGATAATTCAGTCGATTTTATTTGCTGCGATCCGCCCTATGGCACCACGTCCATCAAGTGGGATGAAGTTTTAGATTTTAACAAGATGTGGGCACAATATGACCGCATCATTAAGCCCAAGGGTGTAATTGTGTTGTTTGGTTCTCAACCATTCTCCGCACAACTTATCTGTTCAAAGATAGATTGGTTCCGTTACGAGTTAGTGTGGAACAAGAACAAATGTGGCAGTCCTGGGTTAGCAAAGAAGCGACCAATGAAGACGCACGAAAATATACTTGTCTTTTACAAAAATGCTGGTGGAACATACAATCCACAGATGGAAGTTGGCGACCCATATAAAAGAAAATCAAAGAACCCAGAGGGTTATGTTGGTCGCAAGAATGACCATGGTTATGGTATGAAACCACGCACAGAGTTTGAGAACAAAGGCACACGTTATCCTAAGTCTATTCTTAACATCAGTCGCGACTTTTCTGCACAGCAACAAGTACATCCTACACAGAAACCTGTACCTTTATGTGAATGGTTGGTAAAAACATATTCAAACGAAGGTGATACTGTTCTTGATAATTGCATGGGTTCTGGTTCAACTGGTGTTGCGTGTATGAACACAAATAGAAAGTTTATTGGTATGGAGATGGAACAAGAATACTACGATATTTGTGTTGAACGTATCAACAAACCTCTGCTATCTGCTATGGATTAAAGTTACTCACCTCCAAAGTGTCCTTATAGTGTAAGCACCATTTAACGTTATGCCATCCACTGAATTTGCTGACTTTGTTGCAAGTCAAGATGCACGCAACCAAATTCAACTTAACGTGCACAAATACACACTGATGTTGTGTGATGCGCTTGAACTTGATTTCAAAAACAGTCATCCTAACTCTGAACCTTACAAGTTCTACATCGAAAGTGGTAGAAAGTATCACAAAGTTATTATGGAGACTAACGGTCAATCCCGCAGTGTTCATGCTTTTGTTGATAAGAAGACTGGTGAAGTTTACAAACCAGCATCATTCAAAGCACCTGCAAAAATTGTTCGTTATCGCTTGTT